TTCATCTTATTTATTTTTTAAGGTTTTAAAATTATCAACTACTTTAAGAGCCGCTATAATTATCTCATCCATTTCCTGCTGAATTAAAATCAAGTCATGCTCATTTGCCATCAGGTCGAACAATGGTTGGTAGGCGGCAGCAAGTTCTTTTTCGTTCATGTGATTATTTTTAAATTGTTAGTTGCGTAAAGCGACGGGTTATCGGCAAGTTTTAGGAAATGCAATCCACTCACCACATTTCCAACACTCAAAACCGACAACCTTATCTCTGTTATCATCATACAATATCTGATTAACTGTGTCTGCTTGTGATGGGCTTACTTCCTCCCCACACTTGCATTTACAAAAATCCGTGATATAAAAACCTGCCGATAACACGGGTTTTGTGCCATTGGCGGTTTCGTCTTTCAATTCAACTTTTTTGCTCATATCAATATTTGTTTTTTAATTTAACATCTGTGGTTTAAATCGCCAACGGACACAAAGCCCAAAAAAGTTATACGCAACTTTAAAAAGACTGCAACTCCGACTTGACTTCTTGCCAATATTCTTTTGAGAATTTAGTTGTGCCTAAACCATTTTTAGTGCATTCTATTATCTCATCAACTGCATTTATAGCACATCTGACAGCAGAATTATGCGTCATATAACCAGTTCCTATACAGTTACCATCTTCCGTATCAATGTATGGGAAATGAATAATTGTGTTTAGGTATTTTTCAACCAATTCTTTTGCTTTTTCTTTTTCGTTCATGTGTTTATTTTAAATTGTTAGTTGCGTAAAGCGACGTGTTATTGGCAACCCTAAGCGACATCACCAAAAGTTTGACCATAATACTTTTCAGCAGTTTCTTTAATCCTAGGTAAATAGTCTTCTGACCATTTTTTACCACCTTCTTGAATTAGCCCAATCTTCATAACTTCAATATGAAAATCAATCATTTGCTTTTCTTCTGTTGGTATTAGTTTGGCTAATAACAATTGAATGGTGTTTATTTCATTTGACTTGTGAGTAAGTTCGTTTTCTAAAAGAACGCCTAACAAATCCATTTTCTGCAATGCTTTCCTATGTTGCTCTAAAAGTTCAATTGCCTGTTTAATTAATGTTTTTTGTTTCATTTTTTAATTGTTTAAATTGCTTAATAAAGCCGTTCAGTTTATTGTGCAGGTTTAAGTTTATTAAGGGTGCGGGATAGTGGCGGGTTAGCGGTTAGCACTACCATAGTTATACTGTAAATTTTCTTTTAAGTTCTGCCAGCCCAACCCTTATAATTTTTGCTTCTATTTCTTTTCTTTCTTCATCAATTAATTTTACCCTTGCATTACAATCGGCTATTTGTCTGTAAAAAACATCGTTGTCGGGATTGCATAAAATGTAATCTTTCTCACTCCAATCAGACATTTGTTGCTTTTCGCCTTTTTTATCTTCGTAAACAAAACGACCATCTTTTCTAATGCCAATAAGTTTTACCTTAATAGCATTTCGGCATGCGTTAGCCGTTTCTTCAACCCACACAGGTTTAAAGTTCAAATTTTCCTTTATAAATTCATCTATAAACTTCTTTGCCGCAGCAAATGATTTTTTCGTTTCTTCTCTATCATATTCATTACTTTCTGCATAGAAGTTTTCTTTTTCAGTATCAAAGGAAATATCCCATCCTCTGTAATTATCTACTTTAACTTTCATTTGTATTTTATTTTAAATTGTTAGTTGCGGAAAAGTATTATTCTACAAACTTGCTCCATACTTTACAAAACGTGCATTTTAAATATGCTGTTATATCTACTTTTTTATACAGTGCTTTTTTTCTACCACAAGCAGGGCAGATTATATAGTTTAAAGGTCCAGCACCCCATCCGCTACCCTTAGTTCGTGCCATTTTTATTATTAATTAGTGTTGGTAAAATTGTTTCGTCATAATATGATCCGGCTTCGTTTAAAGCCGAATGATAATAGCTTTTTGGCATTGATGTTACTATTTTAATTTTCACATCATTTCTCAAATCTTCGCCGTAGATTTGATACTTTGCATTAAGCCCTGTTTCAGTTGTAAATGATATCCAGTCTGCTCCCATCTTATTTATTTTTTAAATTGTTTAAAATTTCCTCCTTAAGATAACCATCCTTTCCCTGGCCAAGCAAGTAATTTTTTACCGTGTTGGGGTGGATGCTAACTATTTTAGCAATTTTTTTACATGCCGGCATGAGTTCTTTCTCAGCCTTTAGTTTCGTTGAAACCCTTACCAGGGCTGCATTTGCTTCTTTGTGTCTAATCGTGTACGTCTTGTTTTCCATATTTTGCAAAGCTAAGGGAAAAAAATTAAAGAAAAAAATAAAATATTTTTTTGTTTTTCAAAAAAAGGTTCTATCTTTGATTTATCAAACAAACCAAAAAACTAAAAATCATGAAAACAGAAATCGAACTAACAATCGTTGATGCTGCTGGAAAAAGATTTAGCAAAGGCAATTTAGGTACACTTGAAAACGCACACAAACAAGCTGTTGCCAAATGGGGTATTTTAGGAAATCAAATTTCTGATGATGAAATTTTTCCAGGATTATATTACGCTCACATTATGGAATTTAGAAATGGCGAGCATTACAACGACATTTACTTAGTATAACCAACAGGGGTGCAGCATCCTTACAACTGCTCATTACAATGACAGACGAACAACAAGCCCGAGCCAATGCAGCATTCATAAACGCTATTTCTGTAAAGAATAAAGCGGAGGATGCGCTGTTTTACGCAAGCAATAAGATTACAAGCAAGCCCGCCTACCTGTTCGACAGCGAAGCATGGGAACGGAAAGTGAAGAGCCAGGAGTTGTGCAATAAAATGTATGAGGCAATGCAAAAGACTGACGGCTGCCCGGTAGATGAAAAACAGTATTTTTAACCAAAAAACCATAAACAATGAAAAAAGTAAAATTCGATTACGACCGCTGGAAAAGCGGTGATTACCTTAAAGTAGTAACAGGTCTTGATACAGAATTATTGGAGTTTACAGAGTTTAAAACACTTATAAATTATCCCCTTATCGGCTCTGCAAACGGATACCGAAAATCCTTCACTAAAAAAGGACATTACCTCACAGATGAAGTAGAAAATGCCGAAGACCTTTTCCTAATCGTTGCCGATAACGAACCAATTGAATTTGATTACAACATCCCGGTTGATAATAACCAATGGGAAGCAACAGGCAATTTTATTAAGGTGCGTGCGGAAAAGTTGCAAAGTCGTGATGCGTTTGTTTACACATTCCCCGACTTGAAAGCATCACAGATATTTGCTGTCAAGTCATGGCACAAGGTAATTCAGGATTTAGATTTTATCACCAAAGAAAAATATACAGTATGAAACAAATAACATACAACGACATCAAGGCGTTAACGCTTTGTTACGACCCGATAAAATACATTCCCGAAGACTGGACAGGTACGGTACTTGACATTCTAAATGTAGAAGATTGCCCTCCTCACGATAGGCTATGGGTGGTTCTTAGGGAGGAATTTATTGATGTAAAAACTTTGAGATTATTTGCCGTGTGGTGTGCAAGGGAGGCTTTGAAGTTAATTAAAAACCCTGATGCAAGAAGTGTAGAGGCTTGTAATGTAGCTGAAAGATATGCTAATGGCGAGGCAACGGATGAAGAACTTTCTGCGGCATATTCTGCGGCATATTCTGCGGCAAGTTCTACGGATGAAGAACTTTCTGCGGCATATTCTGCGGCATATTCTGCGGCAAGTTCTGCGGCATTTTCTGCGGCAAGTTCTGCGGTATTTTATGCGGCAAGTGATGCGGCAAGTGATGCGGCATATTCTGCGGCAAGTTCTGCGGCATTTTATGCGGCAAGTTCTGAACAAATCAATCACCTTAAAACAATGATACAATGAAAAAAACAAAAACAATCCCCTTCAGCATCGAAGCATGGAAGGCAGGCGGCAAACCAGTAACTGCCGATGGCAGGGAAGTGAAGCATTTAACTAACTTTGAAACCGATGACCAATTTCCGTTAGGTGGTGCGGTTAATGGCATAAAAAAAACATGGCAGATTAACGGATCTTATACTAATTTTTATGAATCGTCGAACAACCTCATGCTTGAAGTAGAGGACACGGAAAAGGAATTGTATCTTGTAGTTATAACCACTCCATTTACGAACGGGTATGGTATGGCATACAATGTTTACGTTTCCGATGACATTGAAAATGCAACCAGGCAACCTAATTACCTCACCCATCTAAAACTACCGCCATGCAATTCCTGATGTTTATTTTCGCATTATTGCTACTAACAATTTCACTAATCTATTATTTTTTTTACTATGCGCCGATTAAAAAACAAATCAAAAAAGAAAGGAAAGAAATGGAGCAGATTAATAGAACTGCTACTGAACCATACAAAAACTAATTATACAAATAACAATTAAAAAAAAATACATGAAAAGTAAAACATTAGGATTAATTGCCACTATTGCTGCTATTTTTTCAAGAAGCCAAAGTTTACCCGAAGGCATGAATCATTCAGACCTCAATAGCATTAGGGTAACTGCATTAACTAACGGAGGCCGTGCGCCAATTCCAAGCAAAATGCTAAACCAAAGGCAAAAAAGAAAACTCAACAGGCAAACCAATAACTACAAATAATTATAAACCATAAAAACAAAACACAATGGCTATCACAGCAACAACAAATTCAACAGTAAGAGAAATCATCCCGGCAGGTAATTACATTGCCCGGTGCTATCAAATGATTGAAATCGGCACGGTAAACGAGTTGATAATGGGCGAAAACAAAGTGCTAAAAAAAGTCCGCATCGGCTGGGAGCTGCCGACTGAACTAAAAGTATTTAATGAAGATAAGGGAGAGCAGCCTCTTGTTACCAGTAAGGAGTACACGCTTTCAATGCACGAGAAAAGCAGCCTACGTGCCGACCTTAAAAGTTGGAGAGGCAAGGACTTCACAGAAGAAGAAGCAAGGGCCTTTGACATTACAAAGCTAATTGGAAAGCCCTGCATGATTAACATAATTCATAAGCCGAGCAAAAGCGACCCTACAAAAATTTACGCCAACATTGCTGGGATTACACCTTTACTCAAAGGCGTAACAATGCCGGAGCAGATGAACCCGACCTTTGTTCTTTCTTATGACAGCTTTAATCAGGAGGCGTTTGAAGCATTGCCGGACTTCATAAAGGATAAAATGAAGGGCAGCTTGGAATACGCTGCTATTCATCAGCCTAATGTTGTACAAACGCAAGCCCAACATGAAGACGATTTACCGTTCTAATATTTAAGTAAAAAAATCAACAAATGATAATAATACCTGCACAATTAGAAGGATACCGTAGCCTTAAGGATAAAACGTTAAAGGTAACGTTTGAAACTAACGAACTTAACCCGCAGGATTTGATGGGGTTAATTGAAAACACGGGGCAATTTGGTTACTTAGCTTTTAAGAGTGATCCGTTTAAGGCTGAAGAAAAAGAGGTTTTATCGAATCTCGAATCAGGTTATGGAGAAAAAGGTAAATCTCCATCGCAAAGATTAAGAGGGGTTCTGTATGTTAACTACACAAAGAACAATGAAGGGTTTGATACTTTTACTCGTTACTATGATTTTCAGATGGAAAAAATAACGAATCATTACAAATCAAAATTGGATTGAAAAAACTAATTGAAAAACCACAGGTTTTACTATCACCTCCTGAACCCAACAAGATTATTATCAAGACCGGTAATATCTATTATCGGTTACTTCCAATACCTTATCAATACAAATTAAATTTACAATGGCTAAAATCAATCATGCTGCATCAGCAAACGACCTGACAAAAGAAACTCTAAAAGCGTTAACGCTAAAAGGCTTTCACGTATGGCGGCAGAACAATGTAGGCGTGTATGACGCTAAGATAAAGGCATACAGGGCTAACAGCGCAACTAAGGGAATCCCCGACATTATCGGCTTCCATAAAAAGACTGGGAGATTTGTTTGTGCCGAAATAAAGGTTGGTAAGGATAAGTTAAGCAAGGAACAGATAGCTTTTATGGATGCAGCAGGGGCGGCTAATTGCTGGTATTTTCTTGTGAAGTCAATGAGTGATATCGAGTGGATTTATGGCTTAGATTTTTAACATTATAAAACCAAATTAAAATGAACTGCAATCCATGCGTAACGGTAGCTATTCCGGAAAAAGCAAAAACACAAGAAAGGGAAATTGATACTGCAATAGAATTTATCTGCAATAAAACGGAAGTGCCTATTGCTGATGTATATTCAAAGAAAAGGGATAGGCCTACAGCCGACTGCCGCAACTTTATTTTTTACGTTCTAAGAAATTACTATCAACTAAAGTTGCCGTACATTGGAAAAATGTTTGGCAGGGATCATACCACTGTAATGGCAGGGATAAAGTCTTTTAATAATATCTACTCTACCGATGTTATGTGTGCTGAAAATGCAAATAAAATTTTATTAGAAATGCAGGAACTTGCTAATTAAGTAAAAGATTTTTTTTTAAAGTTTTTACCAACATCACTTTTAAATACAAGCCATGAACACAAATAATAAAAACAAAAGGATTAGAGAGCTTGCAGCCACAGGGATGAACATGAGGCAAATCGAAAAAGAAACAGGCTATGATTACAGCACCATAAGAGGTGAGATGCTTAGGAAAAAATTAACTGTTCACAAGCAAAATCCACGTAACGACCGCTATCCTCTTGACTGTTTCAATCCTTATGCAGTGATATGCTGGATAACAGGGTTCGGGCAATAATCTAAAACCTTAAAAATAAAATCAAAATGAGAAAAAAATACAAATGGATGCGTCAATTATTTTGGTATCTGCTATTTCCTTATTTTCTATTTGCTTTTATGCAAGCAGAATTTGACCCATTTACTTGGAGTTTTGCGGCAAGGGTGGCGTGTGTTATTTTCAGTTTTGCATGGAGTTTTCTTTTGCAATTATACAGCAGTATTGAAGAAAATTAAAAACTTAAACTTTAAAAATCAAAAACATGAAAAGAGAAAAATTAAAGATTATTCTAGCGACAATTTCTATAACATTAGGGGCGGTGCATTTTATTTACGATATTACGGAAATGGATTACCGTGCTGCGCTTAAAGACGCATTAATAATTTATTTGTTAATAGATGTTACGTTATTATGTAGACACTCAAAAACTTAAAAAATGCAATTCCAAGACGCAAAAGCAGTGTTATCGGCTGCGGCTTCTATTGAACAAATCGAAGAAGTCGCAAGGCAATATTTTGAAGCCAAATATCCTTTGATGGATTTAACAACCAATGAAGATAAGAGTGAAATTGACTGGTGGGATATGTTGCAGTTTGTTCAACACGTTCTGTCCTGCCGCACGCAAGTTATGGGCAGTTTAATTGTCATCCACGAAAAAGACCATGAAGATAAAGAACAGTCGGTTATAGGTGTTGCAGATACAGTTGCAAATGCTAATAAATTGATTGATCAATATTATGGTCAATATGAACAAGTTTCTTTTAATGACATAAGAGATAGTAATTTGGAATACAGCAAGGTTTTGCGTTTAAGTGGTGCTTTTGGTCAGCCGTATGAGGTAACTGTTACCTTAGAGTGGTTTGCCCTAAATAGCCGATAACGTTTTGGGGCTTGTAGCAGTAGGGGATTTATGGCACTACTGTTGAATATAGCACCACAGCCTAATAGAAGTACTAAGGCTCAATTTAGTTCCTTCTGCCCCTATTGCTACAAACCCTTGTTAGCAGAAGTGGCGGTTAATTTACAAGGGTATTAATTTAAAAACGTAATAAAATGCTAAAAAATTCAGAACAACCAATTAACCCAATGCCACACCAAAATCAAGATGGCACAATTCAACACGATGTATATTTTGGACTAACAAAAAGAGAACACTTTGCAATTTCAGCAATGAAAGGTTTTTTAGCCAACTCTTCTGAAACCCAAATTTCATCTACCTATGTTCTTGAAGCGATTGGATTGCCGAAAGAAACAAAATATTCGTTTGATGAACATTACACAAAGTATGTGTCGCAAATAGCAGTCAAATATGCTGATGCTTTATTGGCTGAATTGTCAATTGGAAACGGTCAGTAGCCATTTCTGCTAACACTTTGCTTTACGCAACCGAAAAGTAAACCTACAAAAAAAATTGCAAATTTGCAGCAAATCAGTAACATTGCATACAAGTTCAACACAAGTGCATTTGAGTTGAATTTATTTGGTTAAATTTAAAAGTCAGTCGTGAAGGATGCACCTGGATCGGCTGGCTTATTTTTTTATGACAACACAATTAGAAATCTCAAAAGAGAAATTTAAACTTGAAAATCAATTACAGCAGTTACTTCAAAAAAGAAAAGATTTGGAACGGGTAAATGAAGAAATTGATTCTGTAAAAGATAAATTAATTCATCTTCAACAAGATCCTGAGATTTATTTTCAGTCAAAAGCGATTTTTAATAATATTTTGGATAGGCTAAATTCAAAAAATAATGATTAAATCACTTTATTTTCCACACGATTACAACGCTGCTCAGGACGTTAAATGCCTCTTTTTACGGCAGCAATTAGGAATGGAAGGTTACGGCATCTTTTGGTTTTTAATTGAGAATTTAGCCAGTTCAGGAGGTTTACTACCTTTAAAAATTATCCCTGTTTTGGCTATGCAAATGCAGATGCCTGAGGTAAAGGTTAGGGCTGTAATTATGAACTTTGAATTATTCCAACTTACTGATGATGAATTTTTTAGCGCACGACTAAACACACATTTGGATTTGAGGAAAAACCTATCTGATGCCGGTAAGACGGGAGCAGTAAAAAGATGGGCTAATAGCCCCCCTAATAGCCCCCCTATTGGGGAGGCTTATGCAAAGAAAGAAAGAAAAGAAAGTAAAGAAATAAAAGAAAAAAAGGAAATAGATAGTCGCTTCGCTCCTCCGTCCGAATCCGAAGTAAAAGATTATTTCATTTCGAAACTAAACACCACCGAAGCGGAAAAGGAATACCGGGCTTTTTTTTCCTACTACGAAAGCAACGGATGGAAGGTAGGCAAAAACAAAATGAAGAACTGGCACGCCGCCGCCGCCGGATGGATTTCACGAATGAGCAACTTTAAAACCGAAAATAATGGACAAGCAAAACTTGGAACTTCAGCAGCAAGAATGGAAGCCCTCAAGAACTGGTAGCTTCGCAGAAGCCATGAAAGGCATTAAGATAAAATCCGTACCTGTGGAATCGTTACAGGCTGCTCTAAGGCTTATAATGACAAAGGTTGGGTTAAGGGCTGTCAACTTCCCTAATGGGCTGGAAAAGGACGTATTGATTAATCACATTACGAACAATTTTGGAAGCCATACCATTGAAGAAGTAATTTTAGCGTTTGACAAAGCTATTGCAGGGGAACTGGAATGTGAAGTAAACCATTATGAAAACTTTTCCTGTATGTACTTTTCTCAAATTATGAACGCTTACCGGGCATGGGCAAGGGAACGGTACAAGGAACTTCCAAAACCAAAGCCTAAAGAGCTCTCAGCACCACCGGATCCAGTAACGGATGAAGAATGGATTGAGATAGGGCAAGGGCTTTGGAAGTCAACAAAGAACATCATGCTCATTCCTTCGAAACTTTACAGGCTTTTAAACCTAAACCCAACAGACGAGGAAAAGCAAAGAATAAAGGAGGCAGCAGATAGGTTTATCAGCAATTTACTTTACCATGATAAAGATTGCTTCATCGGCGAAGTCGATAAGCAGTCAACGTACAACAGGCTATTAAGGCAAATAGCGGTTGCGGAATTTTTTAATAATAACTTAAAACAAGATGAACCACTTAGGACTGTTTGAAGGCATCGGAGGTTTTTCACTTGCTGCCAGGTGGATGGGTTGGGAAACGTTAGCCTGGTGCGAATGGAATGAATTTGGACAAAAAGTTTTACGGCATCACTTTCCGGAAGCGGAAGGATTTTCAGATATTACTAAAACAGATTTTACAAAATATGCAAACAGAATTGATATTCTTACAGGAGGATTCCCCTGCCAGCCCTACAGCCTTGCAGGAAAACGAAAAGGCAAAGAAGATGAACGCCACTTGTGGCCGGAAATGCTTAGAGCAATTAGAGAAGTTCAACCACGTTGGGTTGTGGGCGAAAATGTTGGCGGCCTCATTAATTGGAATGAAGGGATGGTATTCGATGAGGTGCAAACTGACTTGGAAGCTGCGGGGTACGAAGTCTGGGCGTATGTACTTCCAGCTTGTGCCGTCAACGCTCCCCACAGAAGGGATAGGGTTTGGTTTATTGCTTTTAAAGACACCGGGCGCAATGGATGCGGAAATGGAGAACATGACAAGCAAGGGGATTTCGGGAACATCGGGCAACTTAGCACAGGAAGCAAAGAACGGATTTTTATTGGAGAGGATTTACAAGATGATCCCCACCCCAACAGCAATGGACAGCACGGGAGCTACAGCCAACATGAAATCAACACAGGTGAAGGAGGGGAGTATGCACAGCGTAACATTGAGCAGATGGGCGGGGATGCTGCCAACCGTGAGGGCAAGAGCAGCAGGGGGGAATTGCAGCAACGACAGACAGAAAGGGAATTTGGAGGATGTAATAGCAAGCAAGATGTTGCCAACACCAATGGCATCGGATTGCGGGGACAAAGTAACAGGACTGGAGAATCAGGATTCATTGGTGAAAATGAGTCGGGAAATTACTGGCAAAACTTCCCAACTCAACCCCCTATTCGTTTTGGAGATGATGGGCTTTCCACCCGACTGGACGGCATTACCTTTCCTAAATGGCGAAACGAATCCATAAAGGCAGCAGGTAACGCTATTGTGCCACAGGTGGCATTACAGATTTTTAAAGCAATACAACAGATGGAAGATGTGTAAAACTATTTTACAAAAAGTTTGAAGCAGATAGATAAATTTGCTTCAATGTGTGGATTATGAAGTTTATTTTCATGGTTTAAAATTTTGGTTAACCTCCTGTGTTTCTACATTGGAGGTTTTTTATTATCTTGCATTTGAATATTCAATATTTTTTCAATGGCAGGTAAAGGAGGTGCAAGAATAGGGGCAGGACGCAAATCAAAGGCTGAAGAGCTTAGGATAAGGGATATTGCCATAGAAAGTATTACCGAGGTGCATGGTGGGCTTAAAGAGGGATTTGTAAAATTATTAAAATCAATGGAACCATCCCTTATTAAATTCGTTTTTGAACACGCAGCTGGCAAGCCAACGGACAAGATTGATATGAGGGCTGATTTTGACATTTCACCTATCCAAATAATAAAACTCCCCGATAATGGACGTATTGATTCCGTTGATTAACGGCAAAGGCTTTTATGAATTACGCTACGCCTTACGGTCATTTGAAAAATGGCTGAATCCTGAAAGGGTGTTGATTGTGGGCGGTAAGCCTGATTGGTACACAGGAGAACATTTACCGCACAAGGATTACGAAGTGATGTTTAAGGAAAAAAATATATTTGATAAGACGGTGGCCGGGGCTGAGCTTTTGGATGGGGATTTTTATTTTTGTAATGATGATCACTTTCTATTAGCCCCTTATCAGGGGTTGCACCATAAAGGTAGGATGATTGATAATTTGCGGATTAGGAATAAGAACGGCAGTTACGGCAGGATGATGCAGAATACGATTGACGTTTTCGGGGATGTGATGAATTACGATACTCATTGCCCTATGGTGATGAATAGGGGGGGCTTAAAGGCAATTAACCTCAAATGGACTGTACACCACGGATACTGCTTTAAAACGTCATATTGCGCATCTAACAACATCACGGGTGTATTCCATGAAGACCATAAGTTCAACACGATACCAAAAACTTTAAATGTACCATATTTCAGCACTACCGAAAGTTGCAATAACTTAAGCGTTTTACCCCGATTATTTCCAACCAAATCAAAATATGAAATATGAAAGTACTTATCCTATCCGCTAATATTGGCGGTTTTGACAGCCAGAAACAGCACATTGAGCAGGATATTGAATGTGATTTTAAGACTGTAACCGATATTGGCGGCTCTTTTGATGATAGGACTATTGGAAAGATGGTAAAAATGAATATACACGGCCATTTCCCTGATTATGAAATTATCATTTGGATTGATGGTAACGTAACTATTACAAACCCATCCTTTGCCCGGATGATGGTTGAAAGGCTGGAAACACACGATATTGCTATCAGCAACCACCCATACCGGGGAACAACTGGCGAGGAGTATGATTACATCCTTTCAGAAATTAAAAAAGGGAATAATTACTTAGCATCCCGTTACGACCCTGAAAAGCTAAAAGCCGAAAGAAAGATAGTTGGTGATGATTATCCGTTATACTGGTGCGGATGCTTCGCTTACTGGAATAATCAGTTCTTTCACGACTTTGGTAAAGATTGGTTTGAGCATGAACGCAAACACGCAATGTTTGACCAATGTAGCTTTAGCTACTTTGCCGAAAAGCACGGGATGGACCTAAATACATTCTATTTCAACGGCTTCCATAAAAACGATTATCTAACTGTAACAAGTCATTTAAAATGAGGTGGGATATTATTAACAACCTAATAACTGAACACGGCTACAAGTCATATCTTGAAATCGGCGTTTATAACAAGGAATGGAACTTCAATAAAATAAAGTGTAAAACTAAGGTGGGCGTTGACCCGAACCCTACCGTATTGGCTACCCATGCCCTTACATCGGATGCTTTCTTTGCGCAAAACAAAGCCAGTTTCGATATTATATTCATTGATGGGCTTCATCATTCGGAGCAGGTGGTAAAGGATATTGAAAACAGTTTATCTTGCTTAAGCAAAGGCGGTTCAATAGTTGTGCATGACTGTAATCCGACAAGCAAAGCCATGCAGGCTGTACCACGTGAGCAGGGAGAATGGACAGGCGATGTATGGAAAGCATGGTTACACTTCAGGGAAAGGAAAGACCTGTCAATGAAAGTTCATGATGTCGATTACGGGGTTGGTGTTATTCAAAAGGGCGAACAGATACCGTTGGTGGTTGATAATCCTACCTATGAAGGATTTGAAAAGCACAAAAAAGAATGGCTCAATCTTTTACCCTATGGAATATCTATCTGTATTCCGGCATTCCACCAATACGGCAACGGTAAGGCGATGCTTACAAAATTGTTAAACAGCTTGGCGAACTTAACCGGAGAGCATGAGATAATTGTTTCGGATAACGGACATTCATTAAAAGACGTTTGTTCAAACTACAACGTTGAGTATTACCATAACCCTGTTCAGGGCATTTCGGCTAATACTAACTTCGCTATTAGCAAAGCCAGTTACGATAAGATTAAGATCATCTACATGGATGATTTATGTTTATCCAATGATATGGTTAAAGAATTTAGTAAAGCACTTGATTCGCACGGCTGGGCTATTTCTCATTCCGTTAGACTTGATGCTAAAAGCATTAAAGGGCGTCCAATAGTTCCAAGATGGACAGACGAAATAATCAAAGGCAGAAATACAATCGGGATGCCTTCGGTTATCGGCTTTAACAAAGTGGACTTTGAATTTGATACCAATTTGAAGACATTACTTGATTGTGAATTTTACTGGAGGCTTTACCAAAAGTATGGTCCTCCTCACGTCATTACAAAGAACTTAATTGGACAGCGTTATTGGGATGGCAGCACGTCAAGGAAACAGGGCAATCACACGGAAACCGAATATCAATATTTAAAAGAAAAGTGGCAGTTAACGTAAAGTATATCGAACCACAAGAAGGTTACCAACAGATTGCTTTAAGCAGCACGGCTGATATTGTTATTGGTGGGGCTGCTGCATTTGTGGGTAAAACCTTTGCTTTACTTCTTGATGCTGTCAGGGGCGTAAAGGTGAACAATTACGGGGCGGTAATATTCAGGCGCACAAGTGTTCAGGTAAGGAATGAGGGTGGCTTATGGGATACCTCCGTAAAGTTGTACATGGGAGCAGGCGGTGAACCACGTGAAAGTAGTTTGGATTGGACTTGGTCAAACGGCTCAAAGGTTTCATTTCGGCATTTAGAATACGAAAAGAATAAATACGACTGGCAAGGGGCACAGATACCGTTTTTGGGATTTGATGAACTTACCCACTTCACGGAAAGTATGTTCTTTTACCTACTATCCCGTAACCGTTCCGAATGTGGGGTGAAGCCTTACGTAAGGGCTACCTGCAACCCCGACCCTGAGAGTTGGGTGGCTAAATTAGTCGAGTGGTGGATAGACCCTGAAACCGGGTACGCGATATTAGAACGTAGGGGCGTAATCAGGTATTTCATTAAATACGGTTCTGATTACATTTGGGGAGATAGTTACGATGAGGTAAAAGAAAAGGCTTGGCACTTTCTTGAACCTATGGTTATTCAGTCAGGTTTAACCCCGAAAGACTTTATTAAATCAATCACATTTGTTTCCGGTTCAATCTACGATAATAAAGAAGGCTTAAAGAACGACCCATCTTATCCGGGAAACTTATTAAGTCAGGATGAAGATACCCGTAAGCAATTACTTGAGGGGAATTGGAAGATGAGTACAAGCCCAATGGATGTGTACGATTACAATGCTTTTAGTGGCGTGTTCGATAACGTGAAAGAAGTTAGCAAGGTGGGCAAGTTCATTACTGCTGATATTGCAATGAAAGGAAGCAATAAGTTAGTTGTTGGGTATTGGGAAGGGAATGAATTGATGGACATCGAAGTGATGGATAAAAGCGATGGTAAAGATGTTATACAATTAATTTCTGAAGTTGCCAAATATTATTCGGTTGAAAATAGGTACATTTGCTACGACGCTGATGGTGTTGGTAGTTTTGTTGACGGCTTTATTCGTGGTGCAATCCCGTTTAATGGCGGCTCGCCAGTGATTGAAATACGGGATAAGGCTTCTAACAAAATGATTAAAGAGAATTACTTTAATCTAAAAACGCAGTGTTACTACCGTTCAGGCGATAAGGCCAATAGAGGCGATTTAAAAATAAATGAAAGGGCGGCAAATAAAATGTATGATTCGACCATGACAATTCGACAAAGGTTTATGTTTGAGCGCAAGGCGATAAAAAGGTCCAAGGTTGACATGGATGGCAAGCTAAAGATTATCGGTAAGGATGAAATGAAAATAAAGCTAAATGGCGATTCCCCGGATTTAATGGATATGCTTATGATGCGTGAAGTATTTGATTTAAAACAAGTAAAACAATTCATAGCATGAGCATCTTAACAAAGATTTTAGGAATAGATAGATTATTCAACCAAATAGGATTATTACAGACAAGCAGAAATGTTGTAAGTTCAGTCAATGTGGGAAATCAAATCTTTCCTAATTATAGCATTTGGAAAGATATTGTAGCTTATCAGACAATTGATGATATTTATTCCGTTGTGAAAATGTTGGCTAATACATCAGCCATGATACCGATGTATGCCGATGCTGTTGTAAGCGATGAGGGATTACCACCTAATGACCCGTTGGTAAAGTTAATCCGTACAATGACCACGCAGAAAAGAGTTGAACTATTTACTTTTCTTTATGGCACTGGCGAAGCCTTTGGATTCAAGAATAAATTAGATTTAGGGGTAAATAAGGGGGTTTACGACTTAACATTCATGCACCCATCCTCTGTCAACATTGTATTAAGTACTGGATTCCCAACAAGGGTGTTGGGTTATGTTTATCAGGACTTACAACAGGGGTTTGAAATCAATTTACTGCCTGAAGAAATAATCCATTTTAAGTACTTCAATCCGTCAAACGATTACTTTACCAAATGGAGGGGTTTCGGCCCTGTTCAGGCTTTGGCGCACAGACTTACAAGGCTAAAGGCTGGGATGGATGCTTCGGTTAGTCAATTACAGAATGGGGGAGTACCTGGTATCGTTTATGAAAAGTCTGAAAACTTTGATGTAGAAAATTTCGGATTACGTCAGGAAAGAATGCAGAAATTTTTTAACAACGTTGAAAATAAGGGCGCACCTTATAACGCTGTTGGCGAGATGGGTTATATTCAACTCGGTTTGCCCTTGGCTGATTTGGACGTTGCTGAACTGCAAAAAATAGACTTCCAAAAAGTATGTAATGCCTTTAATATTTCCTCAATACTTTTCAATAACGATGCAGCCAGTACGGAAAGCAACGTCAAGGAAATGAAAAAACAGTTGTACACAAATGCAATTATGCCTACATTAAAAATTGTTCAGGACGGCATGAATAACGACGATGAAATTTCAGCAGGATACACCAAACGGGTTGAGTTTGACTTATCGGACGTGATTGAACTTCAAGAGGACATGGGCGCAAAAGCAACAGCAATAGCGGCACTACCAACATTTGTACCAAATGAGGTTAGAGAGGTTTTCGGATACGATAGAATAGACGATCCTTTAATGGACATTCCTTACATAAAGACCGGGTATCAACCTCTAAGCGACTTCAATTCAATCCCTGATGTAAGTTTACCGAATGAGTAAAAGCGTTGTTGAAATAGCGAATATTTGTGAGAAAAAAATTGAGATGGTAATCCTTCAGGAACTACCTGAACCGAATTGCCCGATAAAGAAAGAACAAAACAGGTGGAAAGTGAATGAAGTTAAGAGGGAGTTGGCTATCAGGCTGGGCGGCTTGGGCATTACAATATCAGTACAATGACACCGGAAGAAAATAGACTATATTGGCTTAAATGGAGCAGATTCCAGCAGCGTTGGGAGAAATACTTTACTACTGTTTTTAAGAAAGCATTAAAGCAGCAGATAGATGCTTTTATAAGAACAAAAGACCCGATGTTAGTACCTTCTTATCCTATCTACACAGCGCTTAACGAACTATACAAAAAGGTAGGTCCGTTGTGGGCAAACGAAGTCCGCAAAGACATAAGGATTAAGACAATTATCAAGGCACAGCTACCGATGGGCTTCAATCAGGACATTATAGACCTGATGAGGGATTATTACGGCATTGATTTGCTTAACGATGCTGAACTGATGACAAGATACAGCCGTGAGATAATTGCAAAGGTTTTAAGCGATGCCTTGCCACTTGGGTTATCATTTGACCAAATAGTAAAGCAGCTAATTGCAAACCCTGAATTTTCAGCAATGAGGGCAAGGCGTATTGCAAGAACGGAAACGGTAACTGCCGCTAACGGTGCAGCTATGTTATACATTAAGCGTTCACCTGCTAAGTGGAATAAGGTATGGATTGCGGTTAAGGATTCAAGAACAAGGCATAACCACAGGGATATTGATAATACCACAATTGATATTGATAGGGCTTTCCAGTTACCCGATGCGGAGATGATGCAACCCGGAGCAAGGAAGCAGCCTAATAATTTACCAGTGCCAGCAAGTGAAGTTGTGAACTGCCGTTGCACTGTAGCCTTTGAAGCTAAAAGGGATGCAAGGGGTAGGCTTCTTTAGTTGTCAATCTTTCAAATTCTCTTTGAGGTAATGGGCTATCCTTTAGCGTTTCCTTTTCAATCTTTTCTTTAATAGCAGTTTCTACCCATTTACCGATTTTTATAGCATCCGATAAATGGTCAATTATTGACTGGTGAACTTCATTAGATACCCGGATGTTTTTACCTGTTGTTATCATTGTAAAGTTTTATGCAAGATAATAAAATATAACATAATACAAACCTATTTATGTTGAGTAATTTTATCCCGTGAATAAATTATTTGCATACAAAAGTTTTTCAGACGGCGCAACCTTTAAGGATGCAGATGTGAAGCAAGGTATAGTTACCGGGTATTTCTCAAAGTTCGATAACGTAGATAGCGATGGTGATGTTATCCGCAAAGGGGCATTTGCAAAAACAATCAGCGAAAACTTTAGCAGGATAAAGCATTTAATGAATCACAATGTAAGTCAGCCATTAGGCAAAATCAGTTTTTTAAAAGAGGACAATTATGGGCTTGCTTATGAAAGCCAAATTGGAAAACACTCTTTAGGCGTTGATTTTATCAAGATGGTTGAAAGCGGATTGATAACTGAACACTCTATTGGCTTTATAACTATCAAAAGAAATCAGTTGCAGGACTTTGATGGTTACATGAAAAACCCTACAGGCGGGTGGTATGAGCTGACGGAGTTAATGTTAATGGAAGGTTCTTCACTTACAGGCTGGGGCGCAAACGCACTAACTCCATTAACGGGCATGAAATCCGAAGTTGATGTGGATAGGATTTATGAGCATCAAAAAGCGGTTGAAAAGTTTTGTAAGAATACAGACGCTACCGATGAAACTATTGAAATGTTACTACTACACTCAAAGCAGTTATCGCAATATATTATTGACTTAAAAGCCATTCAGCCGGAAATCCCCACTGAACCGGATTTAGTTGATGCAATTAAACAATTTCGTAAAACAATAAATAATTAAAAATGGAAAAAAAGGAATTACTGGTCGAATTAGAGGCTATGAAAACAGACCTTTTAGCTAAGGTTGAAAAAGACGGCAAAGAAGCCGTTAAGAACTTTGAAGAAAAGTTGGCTGCAATCGAAGCTAAAATCGGCGATGTTTCTGATGCTGAAAAAACAGCAGACGAATTAAAAACATTAAAGCATGATTTGGATGTTACCATCAAGGCATTAGATCAGCTGCAAATTAGAATTAAGTCCGATCGCACCGCAGCTCCATCACAAAAGAAATCATTTGCCGAGGTGTTAACGGAGGGCGTTCAGGAAAACGGAGATAAGATTCGAAACATGAAGAAAGGTGAAACCGTTAGTTTCAACCTGAAAGCTGTTGTTGATATGACATTTCCTACCAACTTCTCTACTGCCGATGCAAGTGTTGCATTTGTGCGTCCTGGTATTATTGAACTACCCAAGCGCAAACTTCACATTCGCCAGTTGTTACAGGGTGGCGCAATGGGAAACAAAAGCACGTTTGATTATGTAAAGGAAATTGCCGGCGAAGGTGATCCAGCACCAGCGAATGAAGGAGCAGCAAAATCTCAATTCGATTTGGACTTACAGGAGATTTCCAGCCCGGCAGAATGGATAGCAGGTTATGTACGTATCTCTCGCAATATGCTTGATGATGTTACCGGCATGACTTCATTTCTACAAAGCCGCTTAGTTGAGAAACTTTTACGTGTTGAAGATGAGCAGATTTTAAACGGTAACGGCACACGTCCAAACCTTTCAGGTATTACAGATGCCGGAAACTTTACAGCCGCAACAGGTGGAGGAACCATTGATGTGGAGCAACTTGTTTTTGCGATTGCCCAATTGGAAGGATACGATCGTGAAGCAAATGGCATTCTTTTAAATCCTGCTGACTGGTATCGTATTTGGTTGACAAAATCAACTGGTTCTGTTGCAGGATTGTATAACCTACCTGTTAATGTAATCACTAAAGTTGGAGATCAAATGTTTATTGCTGGTGTTCCTGTATTCAGGAGTACAGCTCTCGCAGTTGACAAGTTTATCGTTGGTGATTGGGTTATGGGTGCAAACCTCATCAGTCGTGAGGCTGCAAGGGTCGAGTTCTTCTACGAAGACGGTACAAATGTTCGTGAGAATAAAGTAACCGTAAGGATTGAGGAAAGAGTAGCATTGCCTATTTATGGCGATAACTACTTCATCTATGGTGATTTCGGTAACGTATCCTAAGGCTTCATTCATATTCATATCGGGAAAGCCCTACTCATTTGGGTGGGGCTTATTTTAAAAACTTATGGTAAAGTATAACGCAATATTGGACGTTCAGGATGTTGAAGGCAGTTCTGCACCTCTTGAGCCTGTAACATTACAGGAGGCGAAAGACTTTTGCAAGATAGACATAAGCACCGATGATGATTTGATAGAGGAGCTGATTACAACAGCAAGGGAAATGTGCGAGAGTTTTACAAACATCGGTTTTATCAACTTGGAAAGAATAGTTGTTTTAAACAACGGCAACGGTGGGCAGTTACTACCTTATGGTCCAGTAACAGCCATTGATGAAGTTATAGTTGATGAGGAAGTTCTTTCATCGGATGAGTACACCACATCAGGTAACGAATTTAAAAGACTGATAACTCCAACTGATGAAAATATCCAAATCACTTATACAAGTGGGTATGATGTATTATCGAAAAGATTAAAGACTGGGTTATTAAATCAGATATTCTACCTATACGATAACCGGGCGCAAAGTGTTGATGGGATTAGTCCTATTGCTATGCAGATTTTAAAACCATTGCAGCGTGTATAAGCTAAACAGGCGTGTAACGGTTAGACGCTACACATCCGTTAAAAACGATTTTGGAGGGCTTACAAGCGTTCAGACTGCAAGTTGGAATAAGTGGGCGCAGGTTGAACAAAGGAACGCCACGGAGCTTGCTACGCTTCAGCAGCAGGTATGGGAATATGACCAAAGATTTATTTTAAGATACGAAGTTGAAAGACCGACAAAAAGCAATGATTTACTTGAATACGAAGGTAGACTATACGTCATAAATAGCGTGAGCATAAATAGTGAAGGATTTAAAGCATTTGAGGTTATAAGATGCCAAAGGATTGACACCAATATAAATTCAGCAGCACCAGTGGATAACGATTCGATACAGGTAATTAATTACACAGGAATAGGCGGTGAAACGACATTCACCAATACACTACTGATTGGTAAAAATGTTTTCGCAGCTTTTAAAGATAGCCTTCAATTTGTAATAAAGCCAGTGTTACCAACAAGCGGACAGAAAGAAGTCAACATAAATGCAGCAACAGGATTGATTACTTGGGGCGTTGAGTTTGTGGCTGGGGAAGTGGCAACTATAATTTATTATTAATGAGGTATTTATTTATCATATTGATTTTTGTTTGTTCTTCCGTAAGCGCACAGCGTATCAATTACGGCATCTTGCCTACTATTGACAGCATTAGTGCTACTGATTACTTTCCGGCATTACGTGCGCCTAATAATCAGTACAAGTCAACTTATCAATCATTGATTAACTTGTTGCAGGATTCTATAACAGGCAGTCCAACGTGGGGAAGTATTACCGGGGATTTAGATACGCAGTCAGATTTATACACAGCATTGAATTTAAAGCTGAACATAAGCGATACGTCAGCGATGATAAAACGAGATACTTCATCTGTTTACTTAATAAGTGATGCAACAACATCAAGCACTACAGCAGTTGCCACAAATCTTAAATTTCAAATAGGTGCTAATCAAAGATACTTTGTAATGGTGGATGGAACGGCAGCCAAGGCAACATCTGTAAGCGGTTTAAAATTAGCGGTTGGCGCACCTTCGGGATGTACAATAAAAGGTTATCAGCAATCAGGTGGCTCATCATTAAGCACTGCAATGACAAACAGTTTGCTAAATGCTATCAATACGCTTGGCTCAACATTCGCAACAGGAATAGGAGTTGAAGTTCCGTTTAGAATGGTTTTTACAGTAACCAACGGAGCAAATGCAGGGGTTATCGAATTACAGTTTGCAACAGTAACAAGTAATACAGCAACGATTTTCGCAGGAACTAACATTAGGTGGCAAAGAACTAAGGGGCTATGATAACAATAAAGGCAAACGGCTTAGATGCTGTTATACAGAACTTTGAAAATTTGGCAACAGAAACTAAGGCAAAGACGAATAAAGCCTTAGATGCCTTTGGGCAGGGTGTGGTAAGGGATGCGGTAACATTGGTAAGTGCTAACAGCAGCGATGAAGGGCTTTTAAAGAACAGTATAAAGTCAGAGGTTGGAACGCTTAATGTGAGAATTACAGCCGCTACCAATTATGCTGCTTACATCGAATTTGGTACACGGAAATTTGCAGCCAGTTACGTTAGTTCTTTGCCAGCCGATTGGCAGTCATTCGCAGGAACGTTCAGAGGCAAGGGTGATGGGGATTTTAAGCAGTTCTTGATTTCGATAATGGGATGGTGTGGGCGTAAAGGGATAGATAAGTCAGCAGCATATCCAATAGCTATGAAGATTCTAAGGGAAGGGATAAGACCTAAACCGTACTTATACCCTTCAATTAAAAAGCGGTTACCGGTATTGGAGAAAGACATTGAAGACATTTTTAAATGATAGACATAAACACACCTTTGCTACGGGCTTATTACACGGCTATTGATGCCCTGAATATTCCTGTTTATGAAGGTGAAGAGCCGGACGATGTGCTTGATAAGATTTATTGTGTAGTTAGTGATGTAACAAGTCAGGACGTAAGTACAAAGAGTTCTTTTGATTTCAACTGTTCAATACAAATTTCCATACACAGTTGGGAATATAAATATGTGAACAGTTCAGCGCTTAACACAACCGTTGGTAATATCTTAAACGCCATCAAGCCGGATGTGAACAGCGTATTTGATTTATCAGCATCAGGGTTGCAAATGACTGATCTAAAGTTAAGTCAGGACATTACACAGCGATTGGGAACGTTGGGAGAACGGAAATTTATAACAAGAATATTAATTTTTACACAAAATATTTTCATCATTTAAAACAAAACAAAATGGCAGAACATAAAGTACAAGGCGGCACGATGTTGTTATTTATTGACCCTTTGGGTGGCACGGATTATGACACCGTTGTTTGTCTTTTATCAGTAGGCAAGGAGGATTCCATTGCTGAAATTGATGCGGCTTCGGCTTGTGGACCAGACAGTTCACCAGGTCAATTAACACTATCTTACACCTTTGAAGGTCAGCATTTGCAAGACCCAAATACAGGAAAGATAAGCGGAACATCACTACGGACATTGTTACGTAACAAAACAACCGTTGGATTCAAAATTGCTCCTGAAACACCGGTTGCAGGCGATGAAATCGAAACAGGTACGGGTTACTTTTCGGCTTTATCAAGTACTTACGGCTTCGATTCTGTTGGTACGTTTTCAGGCACATTGAAGCCTTATGGAACACCGGTATTAACTGAAGAAAGCTAAATTATGAGTTACATACAAATTGAAATTGGTGGTAAGCAACGTGGCTTAAAATTCAACCAACTTGCCATCGAAATTATCAGCACCCACAATGACGGCGGCAGTACATCGGCTTTTATGTATGCCCTGTATTACGGGGGCTTACGTGGCAACTCCTATGTAAAGAGGGAAGAACCGGATTACAACTTTGAGCAGGTTTGTGATTGGGTGGACGAGATGAAAGACAAGGCAAAGGTTAATGAACTTGTTGTTAATACGCTTCAGGAAACAAGCCTTTGGAAAGACTTGATAAGTGTAGTGCAGGAGGAAGATGTGAAAAAAAAAGCGCAAAAGAAATAGCCTACGAAAACCTAAAGTTCGCTTTGGGTAAACTTGGGTGGAGTGCTTACGATTACTATACATCGTTACCTGTTGAGTTTTATGCGGCTTGTGAGGGCTACAATGAACGGGAGAAAGAACGGATGATGGTAACACGGTACTCCACCTATATTATTGCAAGTTCAATGGCAGGTAGTAAGGCGGTGGGAAGTATTGAAAAGATATGGCCGGTTAATGAAAGGAGGGAAGTCCCGGCAATGACTAAGGAGCGTTACGATGCTATTTTAAAACGACATAAAATTAAAGTGTAATGGCGCAAAATATTGAAATCGTTGTTAGTGCCGTTGGGTTTGATAATGTTGCTAAGGGTGCGGCTGTTGTTACGAAGTCATTAGCAACAACGGCGGTGGAGGCGCAAAAGTTAGATAGTAAACTTCAGACATTAGGGAAGGGTACTGCTCAGGCTACACAATCCCTTACCAACTTGGGCAGGGTGGTGCAGGATGCGCCGTTTGGCTTTCTTGGTATTGCCAACAACATTAATCCATTACTTGAAAGTTTTCAAAGATTAAAGGCTGAAACTGGCTCAACAAAAACAGCCCTCAAAGCGTTGGGTTCATCCTTTGTTGGGGCAGGTGGTTTGGGATTGGCTGTTTCTTTAGTTTCATCAGCGTTAATAGTTTTTGGCGATCGGTTATTTGCTTCTTCAAAAAGAGCTGATGAGGCAGCCGAATCGGCAAAGAAGTACAGCGAAGCGGTTAAGGGTATTTTTGAAGGGCAGGGTAAAGAAGCCACTCAGGTGCTTACCCTGATAACGGTATTGAAATCCGAAACCGAAACAAGGGAGCGCAAACTTGTTGCACTAAAAGAACTTAACAAAATTAACCCTGAAATATTTAAGGGGCTTAAATTGGAAGGTGATGCCGTTAGCGGATTGGACAGGGTTTATCAATCCTACATTGAGAATATAAAGAATGTTGTTGCTGTAAAAATCATACAGTTAAAGTTAGAAGAAAAGTTAACTAAACTTTTGGAGATTCAGGGTGTAGGTCAGACACAGCAGATAAAGAACTTAGCAGCCCTTTCTAAGGCTATTAACAGCCGCACCGCTAACGAATTGCGTTCAGGGGGCAATAGTGTACTCGCTAACCAATTGGAGGCTTTAACAACCTTTTCTGAAAGGACTGGGGCAGGTAAAATTGCAACTTTAAATAAAGAGATTGAAGATTTAGCCAAACAGTTGGGAGAGTTCTCAAAGGCTATCAAATTGAACCCTGCAAACGATGGTAATTCGGTTATCAAAAGAACTAAGGAGCAGGTAGATGAATTGAAGAAAAGCGTATTGGAGTTAAACCGGGTTATCACACAAGACTTTTTGGATTTGTTTTACGGCAATAAGCAAAACCCGTCTGCATCGAAAGTAGTTACCATTCCGGCAAAGCTTGATATTCAAATTGAAAACCCCGAAACACTTTTTAATAATTTATTAAACCCGGCAAGAAATAGCCTTCAGCAAATAGTTGATTTTTCATTAGCAGTAGGGGAAATTATCAGGGAGTCTTTTTCAAATGTTTTAATTAGCATTGGTGAAGGGTTTGGTAGTCTTTTATCGGGCGGATCTATTGGTAATTTCTTTGCAGGAATATTTGAACAAATAGGTGCAGCATTGCAGCAGCTTGGCAAGTATTTCATTACAACTGCTAATTTGATTAAAACCATTAGGGCTGCACTTATTAAGAATCCTGTATTGGCTATTGCGGCAGGTATTTCACTTATTGCTATTGGCAAACTGATTTCAAATGCAAGCAAGAAACAAGCATTTGCCGTAGGTACACGCTTCGCACCGGGCGGATTGTCATTAGTTGGTGAACGTGGACCTGAACTTATCAGCGTTCCACGTGGCGCACAAATTACACCATCGGCGCAAACGGCTAATATATTTGGTGGACTTCAATCCGTAGAAGTTTACGGCATGGTAAGAGGCAATGATATTTATTTCAGCAATAGAAGAACAGCACAAACAATAGGACGTAATACATGAGTTACGGATTAAAATACACAACAAACTTTGATAGCTTACAGGGCATCACCTACACATTTAATATCTACGAAAAAGATTACTTAGGTTCTGATTCAAGGATATTATTAGGTGGGCAGCCTTGTGTTCAGCAATGGCAAGCTGACGATGTGTTTGCTCCAATTCAGGGATGCGTATTGAATGTTGAAATAGTAAATGAAGGGGCTTTGCCTTTAAGTTCTTTTTTCAGTAATAACGATGATCAGTTTAAAGGCGAATTGGTAGGTGATTACGGAGTTCATTTTTTGGGCTTCTTAGTTCAGGACGATAGTACAGAAATACAAGTTGATTATGCCCACTACATCAGGTTATCATTTACGGACAATTTGGGGCTGCTAAAAGACGTTCCTATCAATCAGGCTAACTTCACCTATGGCACACCTACAACTGTATCAAGAACGGTATCCTATGTAACTGGAGGATATGCCTTTGCGGTGAGTGGAACTCCTTTAGGTTTACAGATTGGGCAGCAGTTTACACTATCGGGCTTAAGTGGTCCTAACGGAATTTACACGGTTGCCGGGTTGACTTATTTCTCAACCTCTTTTAAAATAGAAACGGTAGAGTATAACGGCGGCACATTTAGTAGCGGTTCGGCTACTATTGGTTACACTATTCCGTATTTCGATTTGACGGACAAATTAAGCCTTGCCGAAATATTTTCCATTTGCTTAAATGCAACCGGATTAAAACTTGGCATAAATGTTTATTCTCAATTAGATGTTAGGTTAGGAGTAGTTGGAAGATTGTTTGAGGATGTTTTTTTAGATGGCGAAAATTTTTTAAATGCGGATAAGTGGGATTCATGCTATACCGTTATGGAGCGTATTTTGAAAAGGTATCGCATGGTATTATTACAAACAAAAGGCGACTGGAACTTCATTAGGTGGGATGAATTACGGCAAGCAGGTAATTCAATAACATACTTTGAATATAATTACGATTTCGTGTATCAATCAACGGTATCCGGGCAAAACAATGTATTTAATTGGGATGCAGGGGAAATCGTTACTGGGCTTTTGCGTGGCATCTTACGACCTTACAAATTTGTTAGGCAAACGTTCAACTATAATCAGCAGGAAAACTTATTAAAAAACTACAACTTTCAGCAATTAGGCGTATTACTTAGCACTTACACAAGCGGATCTAATACCGTTTACGAGTACGACCTTTCCTTATGGTTTAATGGAATTGCCGCACCAAATGCACAAAGAATAATTAGGGTTATTTACGATTCATCAGGCAATGAAATAGAAAGATATGCAGTAATTACAGGGAATACAGGAGATAGCTCAAGGGCTGCAACATCAACCCCTATTGAAGTAAACGTGGGTGATAAATTCAAGTGGTCATTTAGTTTCAGAACGGATGTAAGTCAACCCGGCAATGTGAATTGTGTTTTTTCTGTAAGGTTGTTTGACGGAACGACAACAAGGTATTTAAAAAACGATGGCGGCTGGGAAGCAGCAAACGGATTTACATTCACTGTCTTATCGGGCGACAATACAAACGAGTGGCATAGCGTAGAAATAGAAGCAAGGGAACTTCCTTACACCGGGTTACTATACATTTATCTTGGCGAACAAACTTCAAGCGTAGCCGATGAAACTTGGTACAAAGATTTATCATTTGAGTACATTCCGGCTGTTGCATCACAAACAAAGATAATTGGGCATACACATACAAATACACAGTCATTAATAAGCAGAAATGCAAATGACTTTGAAATTTATGTGGATGATTCACCGAGGAATAGTATTGCCGGAACGCAGTTCTTAGATTCTTTTACAAGTTTAGTTCAAGACAGAACATCGGAATGGCTACCGGATGAAATAAAGTTAGGTCAGATTACCACTTTTCAAGAACTTTTTTGGAGGCGTAAAACAAGAACTATTTTAGAGGGTACGGTAATTGGGATTTTACAAAGCAGTCGAATAGTTAATAAATTAACAATTTTTAATTCATCAATTTATCCTACTTTAAATGTTATTTTTGGGCAATTAAGCATTAATTATAAAAATGACTTAGCCGATTTCAGTGGTGTTGAAATGTGGGAGGACGGAGAGATAAATGCTGACTTAGAAAGTGTTTACGAGTTCAAATATTTATACGGTAAGATATGATAGTTAAAGGCACGGACGCTGTAGTATTTTTTTACAATGAGGCATTGGCTCAGTGGATAACTTACGGCTGTGCAAGAACCTGTACTATCAATATTAACACAGACTTTTTAGAAACAAGCATAATTGGCACTGGAACGGCAAAGACATTTATACCAACCTCATACAGCTTTGAAGGGGATATTGAAGGGCTTGTGAATTTGGAAAAAACAGATAATCCGTTGACTATTGCCAGTTTAATTTATTATCAGTTAAATGGGATTAAGTTATTGATGCAGTTCAACTACGAAGACCAAAATAATAATTTTATGACATTGCAGGCTGATTTTTACGTGCAAAACTCAAGCGTAATCAGTTCATTTGATAACATAGCCACTTTCAACGTTGGTTTTAAGGGAACAGGGGCTTTAACTTTAATTGAGGGTTCATAATGAAAAAATTACTTACGATTTCCGTTATTTTAATTTGTTATTCCGCATCAGCGCAATGGACACCCATGAACGCATGGGGCTATAAGTTCAAACGTGCTTGGGCTGATTCTGTTTTAAGGATACCTTCCGACACAACTGTAAACAAAACAGGTATTGCTGTAAAAGGCACTACAATGTACATAGGCAACGGAGTAAGATGGACGGCAGTAAGCGGAACTGCTCCAGCGCAATTCAATCCTATTGCAGGAACGAACATGACTTTAACAGGCACTTATCCAAACATTACTTTCAATTCAAGTGGTGGAGGTATTGATTCACTCCGAAGAATTGGGATAAATGTAAGTGCATTGAAAAATGGAACATGGCGAAACCAGTTTACCGATAGTGTTGGTTCGGGCGGTGGTGGTTCACAAAACTTAGATCAGGTACTGCACGTTGGCAACAACACCGACACGACAATAAATTTTGTTGATACACTTTCAGCAAATGAAGGAAAACAATTTGTAACCATCTATCCGAAAGGGTACGGTATTACAGGCTATCCAAATGGCAGACCTTCGATGTTTAGCGGATTAGGGTATCAACGCTATCCGGGCGTTAATGCAGATGGAAGACCTAATGTAGTTGGTTTGTTATGGGGCTATAACGGTGGATTTAACACGCCTACAATAGCGAATGAAGCTACATGGGGAGTAAGAACGGAAACATGGTATCAGATAGGAGGTGCGGGGCATAGTGAATTTCATGGCGTAATGCCTGAATTTAAAGCTATTAATGGTTCAGCAAGAAGGCTTGCAACTGCTTACGTGAATAACTTAAACGGTTACACAACCTACAACTTGGCTTTAGATAACATGAATGTAATGAGAGGCGCAAGCGATACGCCACAACTCGCATCTTCATTGAATAGGTTATTAGCAGGCTTCAAGGGTGTAGGCGATATTACTTTGAAAAATCAAGATAGCGCAACAAATACAGCGCAAATTATACTTTCTTTAAACGGAACATTATTCAATAACACTGTATCAGCAGGTGCGCAGCCTTTAAATTCATTTGGATTCAATGCTCCAATAAATGTATCACCAGGCACTTCTTATGGAAGCAGCTCTACTTATACAGGCCTTGTAAATACTACGGTTGCCGTTGCCAACAAATACGGATTTTCAGCAGTATCATCAGGGCTTACTACACAAAACTGGGGAGGGCTTAGCCTTGATGGAAATACGACAGGAACTATCACAAGTTTATACACAAGGCAATTAGGTGCTAACGGAACGGTTGAAACGTGGCTTGCAGGTGGTAATGGAAGTACTGCACAATATGCAATGACGGACGTAGCTAACGGAATAAAATGGCGATGGTATTTAAAGTCAGGGAATACGAATAGGGAAATGTACATCGGCTTCGGCACTTCTACTTACGACTCATTAATGAAGTTCAGAGGCACAGATGGTAAGGTTCAAATCAGAACAAACTTAAACGTAGGTTCTACCGCTTATGCTCCTGCATCAGCAGCATTATCAGTTACAAGCACAACGCAGGGGCTATTGTTACCGAGAATGACAAAGGTACAAAGGGATGCTATAAGCACTCCCGTTGCGGGGCTTATGATTTATCAAACAGATAACACGCCTGGACTTCGTGT